CTATTCTCCAAGTAATTTAAATCATCTTGGTTGGCATACGCTTCTCTTTCAAATGAAATATTGCGATATGCGTTACCGAACGGCAACCTGATAAACCACTCTATTACATACCACAGGTAAAAGAATACATATAGCATCTCTTTTATTTGTGCTGTATGTATCTTCTCGTGATTGAGATTGATATCATCAATCCTTGCGTTGCCTCTGACAAACAAAACTCCGAATAGGTTCATTGCTTTGTAGCCTGAAAAAGGAATAATATTATTTCTGATTATTTTCATTGTCAAAGATTTTTTTTTCTGTTGTCATGATATTTAAATTTAATGCCAATTATTGTCACATTGCTCTCCAGCTATCCATCCTCGTCCTAATATACTTGTATCAAGTACAGGATAATGGAAATCGCCTATATTATAAAACTCTCTCATTGCTCCACCATTTAATTTCACCTCATATCCCATAGAATATATAAGGTGTGGATTTGAAATCGTATCATACCCATTAATTAATGTTACTTTTTTACCTGGTGCGCCATTAAGCAAATATCTATAAGAAGTAGAGGATAAGAATATAACCAAATCAACTGCAAAACCAATTGTATGCCCAAAGTCTCCTATTGGTATTTCTCCATATAATGGTATTATATAATAAGTATTATTATTGTTATCCACTTTTGAAGTAAAGGGTATCGCCACATAGTAAGGATTATCTAATCCATTTGTGTAATATCTGCCATGTGTGCCATATACAACAAGCGTATTCCTTTGAGCTGCTCCAAATGTCCCCCTGCACCATATATCAGAAGCATAATATCTGTGACGTCGAGCTTTTTTATCACTATACCTTTGACTATATATATCACAATCGAATTCAATCTGTCCGCCGTCTCTAAATGTAATTAATCCTTGTATATTACCAGCATCATCTACAGCATAAAGCCTTTTGAATGAGCCTGTAACACTTTTTAATTCTCCGCTAAATTCCCCATCCGTAAACTTCACCGTCCCGTCGTGCCTTATGATAGCCTTTGCCGTGCCAGCTATACCCTCGGCATAAGTGCCGCCGGCGACGAGAAAGGGCAAGTCCTTATTTGCGCCCTGTATTCCGCTGATAAGACCCGTCACCTGTTCGCTATCCGCTTCACGAAATTCCGTGATTACGGTATTAATGAGTCCGCCATCGACGGTTGTGCCGAACTTATCTGTAATAGCTTTGCTGGTATTCGCTTTTGCGAGGGCATCGGCAGCGATTGCAGCGGCAGCATCCGCGGCGTCCTTCGCCTCGTCGGAGAAACTCTTTAGCTTGTTTTGTATCGCCTTGTTTGCCTCTTCTAAAGCGTTCTGGAATGCACTCATCAGAGAATTGAACGTATTGAAAGCATTGTCTACTGCCGTCTTTTGAGCGGGAGTAGTCGTACCTCCTGCAATGGCTGTATTGATTGCACTTAAAAGCGTATCTCTTTGTCCCCACAGATTTATTTTTGCATTTAAAAGCGATGTTTTAGCAGCACCCTCCAAATATGTATTTGCATATACCTTGTCATAGGATGCTTCCGCTTTTGCCATTGCTTCATTCAGAGAGTTTTTATACTTCTCTATCGCCACACTTTCCGAACGGTCAATTATGCCGTCTCTGAAAGCCGTATCTGTGAAGTCTTTGAGTGAATTTGCAGTGGTTTGTGCGTTGCCTGCTGCGGTTAGGGCTTCTTGTTTAGCGTCGTTTATTTCAGCTTGAACATCCTCTGGTGCTGGTAACCATCCTGCATATTTATTCCCGATATTAACTCCAACCGCATAAAATTGCCATGTGCCCTGTATTGAATTAATACCAAAATCAGAACCAATAGTAGCTCCTGATTTAAATGTAGCCCAATAAACATACCACCCATCGCCTAAATCAACAGAGTTTGCGGTGCTACTATTTAATTTAGTGAATGTTTCTTGCCACCCACCAAATTGGAAAGAACCATCTGTCGATATTTTTTTGGCTATAACAAAATAAACGAGGTTGGTATTTGATAATGAATTCTTTTCGGCTATCGTGAAATATTTTTGATAATTACCAGTACCTGATGTACGTTGATATTGTATTACATTTCCAAATTTTGAATCTGTTATCAAAGTTACAGTCCCGTCGCCCGTAAACCATCCCGTTATGTTATCTATCCTTGAATTGCGTGCATAATTTCTGTTACTCGAATTAATGTTGTTAACCTTGTTCGTCGATAGTTGGTCGAGCTTCGCCTGAATAGCATTCGTTAATGCAGCTTTTGCAGAATACAAATCGACCCATTTTTGCCGGTAAGTTGTGCCTATGATAGCGGTATCCACCGACAAGCTCGAGTCATTAATCCATAACGGCACTCCAACAGACCACGTTGTACCACCGTTCAGGTAATTGCTTAGTGCCTGAAAAGCGTTATTGTAATTGTCTTTTTCGGTCGTTATACCGAAAGTTGTTGCCTGCGAAAGTAAACTGCTTCGCTCCGCATAGGCGGCCTCCCATTCCTTGCGCTGCGAAGGCTTCTCGGCCGCCGAAAGGCAGTTATCAGAAGTAATAACATTCAAAGCCTCTTCCGTGCCTTTCGCCCACACACTTAAGTCCTCTTCAATTTCTGATGTAGAAATGAATTTTATTCTGCCGCCAATGACAGAATTATCAAGATCGAAATAGGTTTTTCCATCAATAGAATCTATACGTCCTGTTCGTATAAATTTCCCGTTTATTGTCGTAAATCCATACATCAGCGATATTGAACGTACCTGTAACGCTGAATCAACCGAATTTAAGACGCCTATAAGGAAATGATAATAATTCGTATCCTGTTCAGCCTGAATTTGCTGATCCGAGAACAAAATTATTCCACCTGTTCCGTTTTTCTCGCATTTTGCATAAATGTAATATGCCTGAAAATCGTTCGTTACGGTGACATCTCCATCTTGCAATATCCAATATCTCGGATTATTGTTTTCATCGACGATAGCGTAATGCGTTAGTGTTCCGCCTTTATATACTATCCTGTTTTTATTTCCTCCGTAATTTGGCTGAAAAACGGTGCCGACAAGAACAAATTGCATGGATTTTGCACCTACGGACAACATCATTGTTTCAATGGATTGCGGTTTGATTTTGTCTGTATAATAGTCTCCTTCAACATCGAAAACCATCCCTAATACTTCTTGTGCATTCAGCCAGTTCCTTCTCGCTTTAGCAACGTTTGCCAAATCGTTTATCTGTATAATCTTGTCAATGTCGATTAAATCGGATATTATTCTGTTGTAAATCGATCTTGTAACAGCCAAATCTGAAATTGTAAGATTATAAGAACATTCTTTCAATAAATCCCGAGTAAATCCTTTTACACGAATAAGTTTGTCGACTTCAAGATCGGCATCCTTTATTGGTATATAATCTCCTACCCAGAAAATATTTGTTTCTACATCTGTCCCAAATGTTTTTTTCAAGAAAAATTCGACAAGCTTCAAAGAATACTGCACCTTCGGCTGGCAGTTCTGCGATAAATATTCCTGTCCTTTTTCGAGTAATTTTTGTTCAGCGGCATCAATATAGCTTTGTGGCATGGCAATATCCAAAAGTACGTATTCGTCACCTACAGCAAATCGAAATGCAGCCGATGTTTCGGACGGAAATTTCATGTCTCGCTCATCAGAAAATGATTTTATTGTGAATGTTTTTGTTACATGATCATATGAGGTAATTTCAAATTCGTATCCGGCAAGATTGCCGGTATTGAAATGCACTTTTGCAGGTGTTCCTGCAAGCAGATATTTCGTTGTTTTCCCATCAGCTTCCTTTTCGTTCAAATCGAAATCCATCGTGTTATCGATAAATTTCAATATCGTATCTCCGAGTGCAGTAACAATTCCGGTACGTTGAGGAAAAATATCCTCAAAATATATTGCATTTTCCCAAATGCCATATTTCGCTATCGATTCAGCATTTTCAATGTAACTTTGCGACTTACTTTTTCCGGGCAAACACAATCTTGTTGCCCTGTATTTTGACGAAATATTCTTCGATCCGCCATATACCTTTAATCTGTTTACTATGTTCGAAGAAGAAACTTTTTCTCTTGTCAGTTCGTAAATTCCTTTCCCTTTACCATATTGAAATGTAAAGGCGATTGTTTTCCCTGCTTGTGCTATATTTATTGTTCTTGTACCGCTTTGTGCAATTGCAATGTCAAATTCCTGATTATATTCTTCGCATAGGCGCTGTAATACGGCAAGACAATTATCGGTTTCGCTAAATGTCAATGTTTTTGTTTCCGTATCATCCGGATAAGTGCCAAGAACCCATTTACCCGGAAAAACACGATTTATGTTGGCAATAAGCACATCAAGAAACAATTTCATGTTGCCCGTGAGAGCATCAGCATATAAATCAGACCCTGTAGTATCAATATTAACGTCGTATGTTGCACGTGAAAGATCATATTGCACCCCTTCGAATTGCAGATCATACCTGAATTTGTTTTCCGACAGCTTTGTCTCTTTTGGAGGGATATTTAGCGTATAATCTCTGCCGACAATAGTAATTTTATCGCCGATTTGAAAATACAATTTTACAGCAGATTCCACCGATATGTCCACAACATCGTTCCCAAGCAACTCAACCGATTGCGTCGCTCTTGTTACGTTTATAACAGTGCTTCTCTGTCTTAAAGAAATTGTACTTCCGTCTATATGTGTGATAATGAATTGCTCCATATCTTATATTTTATTCCAAACGATTATTGCATTCGTTGAAAATTCTGTTATTTCGTCAATACAACCAGTAATTACGGGATAGTAATCGCCATTCTCTGTATAATCATGTGTTTTTGTTATATCCCCCGAAACATCATAATCAACCGTACCATCACCCCAATAAATGTTGACCAATTTTGTTGTTTTTAATGTTATAGAACATGTTTTTGTCGATTCACCTGTGCGGATATGTTTCAATATCCGCTTTACCGGTTCCGGTTCAATCAATTTCAATTTAAAAGTACCGACCATCAAATTATCGTTCCACTTTTTTGAAATAGCAATCTCATCCTTACAATAAACCTCGTAAATCAACGGTTTGGTCGGATGAATATCGATTACAAGTCGTTGAGTACCTGATGCATCAAACAACTGTTCAAATTTTGCAACCTTCATGGCAAACTCGCTTTTTGAATTTGCCTTGATGAAACAAGAAAGAGTGATTTCTCGTTGCTCATAAAATTTATGATTTAAATCGACCACTTGACCATGATAGTTATCCCAAGAAAGTGAGAGAGGCTCTTTTAATTTCGGACGACTTACAACACCTTCGGAATCCGAAACATATACGCCATAATCCTTAAAATCAACCCCATCAATAGTATATGATTGCGACTTGCTTGCCTGCAACTCTGCAATCACTTCACTCTGAGATAATGCTACATCGTAAATTTTTACATCATCAAGCAATCCCAATCCATAATCTCCACCATAATAGTCTTGATTCAATGATATGCCTTTCAATGTACCGGCATTGGTGATTGACTTAATCAAAGTCGTATTGACATAAAAATTAAAAGCCGAACCTGATCTTGTCATTGCAAGTGAAAACCATGTTCCCGGCTTTGCCTCAATAGGTACTTCAATAAAATTTGCAAATCCTTGAAAATTTAAAAGCCAGATTAATTTTCGAGGCGTTCCACATTCTACTTTACCGCCATTTGCCCACAACAGTATTGAAAAATTGCTTGCCATATCGGCAATAACATTTTCTTCAACTTCGCAAATATCAGTACCGCTGAATTTGATTGCATTTCCAACCTTTCCGGTAACAAAATCAGCTCCAATAACAACTCCATCAGCCCGATTTTTGCTATAATCGTAAGCAATTAATGAACCTGAAGGCTCATCGAAAGGCAAATTCAATATTATGTTATTTGAATCCATATCAATATGTTTTTTTATGTTTTTCGACTATTTTAATCATTGCAGAATGTTGACTTCAATACGTCCTTTTGTAGCTCCGAGTGCAACGCACTTTTTTACATTGACCAAATCAATATTATCATCCAAAAAAACGCCAAATTCTTCCATTACGCCCTTAAAATTTGCACGTATGTAATCATTGTTC